TGCATCTTCTTGCCCTTGGATATAAACATCACATAGGTGGCGAGGCTCGGTACCGCCGCGACCGTCAGGGACAAGCTGATCACAATATTTTGCTATCTCGTACAATTCCCATTTTGAGGTTGAGAGATTATTTGCCTTAATCCATTGGCCCAGCCCATATTCCTCATTAATGCAGAGGTCATAGAAAATCCAGGCTGGGTTATTGGTCCACGCCCATTTAAAGGTACCATCCCAAACGCCGGAATAAGTTCTGTTAATAGGATCATAATTTGATGGGACTCGAATTATGTTCATTTTAGGTTTGCATGTTATTGTCGGGATGTTCTGGAACTGTTTTGCATCAAACTGGATATACAGCAACGCCAGATTCGGGTAGCGCAATTTTGCGTCAACAATTTCGACGACGGCATCAACTAACATCCGATCAGCAACCCGGGCAGTATTTGTAGTGTTTGGGGTTATCCTTCGAACGCGGAGCTGCCAACCCTCGGTTGAAGTAGGTAAATCAATACGGTGAGAGCGTGGGTACCCCGTTGTTGATTTACCATCGACCGCAGACCGTAAAACCTCACTGTAAGCCCCGCCACCGGTTGCTAAATCAATCGCGTACTCAACTCGGTATCCAACAATATCGCCATTATCCAGTTGTTGTTGCAATGCTGGCCACGACAGGCGAACACGCACGGCAGAGAGATCGGTATTGGTGATTGCCTTAACCCACGGAGTTTCATATTTAAGCTCAACACCCACAGCAATGTCATTCTGAACATCTGGCATTCCCTGAATATAAGTTTGATGCTGGGTTCCTGGGCGAAACTCCCACTGCACACCGGGAAAATTAATACTGCCGTCCACATTGCCGATTGGCGTCCCATCCAAAAAGATGCGGGTATTATCAAGTCCACCAACCCACTCACCATGGCCCAACACCAGCAGCATCTTTGCAAATGAAGTAGCAATTAATGAATCTGGTGATTCAACGGGAGTGTGACTGTCTGAACCACCCGCCTTTTTACCCACAATTGCCGACATACTTTTCTCCAGGCGAAAAAAAACCGCCCAGAGGCGGTTCAATATTAAAGTTAGTAGTTACATCTGATCTTCGGTATAGATACCGGCTGAAATAATGGCACCGCCGATAATTCGCTCACCGTAACCGATGGGGATAGGGTTTCCTTGCGCCACTGTATTCACAGGCCCACCAAACGCATAGCTTGGGGTGTTCTCTGCTGATTGCCTTGATGCAAGTCCGCCTTGTTGCGGTGATAACATCTGTGCTACGCCGCCCAGCATCATTGATGCGCCAGACATGACCAACGGGACGCCCATCGGGGTAGCCCAAAGTATCGCTCCAACAACGACCAAAACAGCGCCAAGAATGGTTTGAAATATTCCAGCTTTTTTACTGCCGATAATAACCGGAACGATACGAATAGGAGCCTTTCCATTAAGCTCTAACTCATTTTCACCTATATTGCGCTTGCCATTAAAAACAGCAAATGTAAGCCCTCTTGATTCACTGTCTAACAGAAATTGCTTGAAACCTTTAATTTGCAATCTTAAGGCTTGTATTGCCTCCGCTGGGCTTGATACATCCCAGTTATACACCCTGCCAAATTTCTTACCGAGAATTCCACTTAATTCTATTTTTCTACGCATTCTCATGCCCCATAAAGCAGAAAACCCGCCAGAGCGGGTCGTTGACAAAAATATCTCAATGGTTATCTTTCTGTATACTCAATATATACACTACCCTTATCTCTATTTTCCCCATATTTATTACCTTGATCTGACATTCCAAGGTAGATTTTTATAGTGTAATCATTGGCAATAAACTTTGACTGCCAAGAGCCACAATTTACATTTATAATACATGGGTAAAAATTGAATTTATCACTGGCTACATATTCACTGGTACTTATAGGGGGGCCATATTTTTCAATAAGTTTACTTTTTAGTGACTCATATTTAGCTATACCATTTGATTTATCACCCGATATGTCATAAGTATTGAATACTATCCTATTTAATTTTTTATTCTTAAAGTAGTGCCGATAGAATCCGTCCCTAAAACCATTCTCAGGAACCGTCGATGTAAATGAGACGATAATTCCATTTTTTTCCTCTGACTCTGTATATATCGCAGAGCCTTTAGATTTTACAGAGTATGGCGTAATTCCCCAATGATAACCAAATGGAGCTTCTTTTTCCTCGTTACATCCAACCACACCTAAAATTAAAAATAAAAGAATAAAACCCCGCATGTTACGATTCTCCAATAATATTTAATTTCATCCGCCGATGAACTAAGTATTAACAATCATAACATCAGGGCTTTATGCCGCAACTTTACTGTAGTGCGATCTTGATAATACCCGCCAAATGGCACCCTCTTACTCATATGCCCGTACATGTGATGAATCATCATCCCATCGCCGATATAGATTGCTGCATGATTCGGGACTGGTGCGCTTACTTGCATGATAATGACATCACCAGGCTGCAACTCGCCGTCAGTCTCCACAAACCCCGCGTTGCTATAATTATCCATGTACAAATTTTCGGTACCGGATTCCCACCAGCAGGGTGAGCGTTCAAAATTGGGGAGATCAATACCTCGTTCCAGCTTGTACCAGTCGCGAATAATGCTGAAGCAGTCCCACACCCCATGCACGAATGGACGCCCCTCAAGTGGTCGCGGCCCTATAACCGGCTCAACTATTCGCAAGTCACCTTCCGGCCAACTGACAATAACCCAGGGTAACTCGGACATGTCACACTGGGCATGATCAATATTGCTGGGCTGGGTTGTTGCATCAGGGTGACTGTGAACAATATGGGTGACACGCCCCCAGTCCTCGGAGTCGGCGTAATCTTCCGGGTGCAAAATGAAATTATCGCGTGGCTCAGTGGATTGATTGCGGCACGGAAAGTATTTTTCCGTTCGTCCATTGCGACAAATTAAGCCACAAGCCTCGCGGGGGTAGTCTTTTTCAGCATGCGCAAAAATCGCTGTCTGGGTTTTCTTCTGCATGCTTATCTCCTTAAGAGCGATGAACCTGGCTCGGCGCCATAAGGCAAAGGTTCAGCACCATGCCGTAGTTTGCAGGCCCGAAGTGATCCACTGCATTCATCACGACTCGGATCATCAGTTGGGTTATCATTTTCATCAAAATACAGCGTTCCGGCATAATCACAGCCCCGCCCCGTTCGATACCAACCCCGCATACAATGACGGCAAACACTCCCCTGAATTTGTTCCCGAGGAATTTTGATACCCTGCATATTGTAAGGACCGGATAAATCGAACTGTATTCCGCCCAGGCCTTCACCTGCTTTGCGGTCGATGAAATAAACATACAATGTTTCATCATCCGGGCTGGCGGAGGAATTACCCTCTAAAAAATTACGCGCATCAAGATAGTGAGAGAAGGTTTTGTGTACCTGTACTTTCGCCTGAGCCAAATCCTGATAAGCGAGACACATTGCACTGATGGTACCGTCAATGTTTCCAACGCTAAGGGAGGGGGTCGGTGCAGTACCGTCACCGGCTATTTCTATTCCGGTCAACTCCACTGGCCACGGCAAATACTCGACGCCTTGCCACCAGATAGATTTAACGGGAAGTTTGGTTATATCCCCATCTGCCGCACGCAGCTCTTGAGAGGTGTACGGTATTTTATGATTATGAAAAAAGAGTTCAGGACCATTAAAAGCGGTGCAATCAACCGCATAAAGCCAAACCTCGTTGCCGGGGTCCAGCGTTTGATAATCGTGTTTTATACCCATATTAAACCTTATGGATGATAAGCAATTTCGAGGGGGACATTGAGCTGAAACATCGGTTTACCGGCTGAGTTTTTACCTTTTGCTGTCGGGTCATATGCCTTGCAAACATAAAGGCCCAGCTCATTCATGGGGTTAGTCCATTCAAAAGCGGTGTGTCCCTGATGTTCATCCAGAAAATCGAGGATTGGCTTTATGTAGTCCCAATCCCCAATAAACTGGAGTGTCCATTCCGTTGATTTGGTGTTTATCCCATCACCGGCACGCTGAATATACCCGTCACCAAACTGAATCTCTCGGGTTCGAAACTCGGTTTTTGCCGTAGCCTCTACCCGGGGGCAGAACGTGAATACTTTTATCACTATCTACCCCCTTGGATGGCAGTTGTAATAGCGCCTCGCTGACCTAAATCTTTTTGTATCAACTCTCTGTATTTACTTTCGACGAAACGGCCAATTTCACTGCCAAACTGCTCGTATCCAGATGAAGACTGTGAGCTGGTACCACTGTCATTTATCTCAATGTAAACCTGTGGCGCTCCGCCACCCGCAGTTGATGAAATCTCAGGTTGGCGGGTTGTTAAGGCACGAACACCTAGCGAACCATCGGCTGATCGAGTCAGTGGCATAATGGCTTCTGGCCCCGCTTCACCCATAACGCCAGCACCTTTCGCAAAAGCAAAGAACGTCGGTGAACTGACAACCTGCCCGCTATAGGCGCTCAAACTCGGAGAGTCATAAACACCGCCTTTAGCGTTAAATGACAAACCACTGTAAGCCCCCGTAGAAAAAGCACTGCTGGCCGTACCCGCCGCACCACTCGCGCCCCCCATAAACCCGCTCATTAAGCCGCCAGAAACACCGGTAATGGTCTGCATAATCGAACTGGTAATAAGGGCTTGCGCCGCCATATCAATAAGATTCTTGATAATAGACTGAGACAGTGAGGCAAATAAATTAGACATAGCCTCTTTAGTTGACTGAGTGCCATTCACTAACCCGGTCAACATATTAGTAAGGCGGTCTTGAGAATCTTGAAACAGATCCACGGCCATTCGTTGCAAGTCACCTTGCGAGGCGAATAATTGCAAGGATGCCCGGTATTGCTGTTCGCGGGTTTCTGTTTCAGAGGCGAGGATAAGCTGATTTTTACGCTGCTCAGTAATCACACCCGCTGCCGCATAGGTCTCTATCAGCGCCTGGCGTTTTGCCAGTTGGTTACTGAGGTTTTGTACCGGATCGACATTACCGGCCAGCTCATCATTCGCGCTGACGGCGGAACGTTGGTTAGCATCGGCTAGCGCAGTTAGATAGTCTGTGTGGATCTGCTCTTTGCGGCGATAGAGTTCCTCGGTGCTTTGTATTTCACCCCCCGCTATCTGCCGTTGAAGCTGTTCCTGTGCCTGACGCTGAGATTCTGCGGCACTGCGGTAAGGATCTGACGCAATAGCAGCGTTGTGGTCTTCCCATCGCTGTTTTGACTCTGTGAGGGTTTTATTCAACCGTTCCAGTTCAGCGCGCTGACCATCAGTATATTTCGCACCAGTTTCAATTGATGCGGCAAATAATGATGCAGCAGCCTCACCCTGCGCTAATCGAACAGACTCAATCTGTATTTCTTTATTCAGGTTAGCAACAGCTTGCTCATAAGCTTTGGTTGCGCTTTCAGCCGCTTTAGTTGCACTGGCCGCCTTACTCTTTGCTTGCTCACTCGCCTTATTCTGCTCGGACTGATCGTAGTTTCTGAGTTCACCGCTTACGAACTTTGATACCTCGGTGGGATCGGTGATTTTGAGCCGTTCAGCTTCCTGTCTGGCGATTTCAGCCGCCTGCGCCCTGCCCGACAGTTTCAATATAGCAAGCTTATCATCCTGCACTTTTTGCGCGTTTTTCAGCTCTTCGCTAACAGGTAAAATTAGACTGGTCGAATTAAACGCGGCTTTGGCTTGGGTAGCAATATTCAGAGAGTTGGTAAAATTAGCCATCATTCCGGCTGCAATACCCACCTCAACTTGTTCCAGCTTGAGGATGCCTACGCCCTCCTGAATCGTCCCATTTAACTGAGCACTCAGAACATTGGCACTATTTACCGCCCTGCTTTTGTTGTCCTGGGCATCAGTCAGTTCATTGAGTGCTATCGCCTGATTATTGAGAGAGATATTCAATTCTTCATTGGCTTGCTTCCCAATGGTTGAACCTTCCCCCCATAAATAAATCTGCCGGCGGTTTCGCTCAACAGCTTCAGTCGCTTTGTCGTAATTTTTTTGCGCATCAGCGACAACAGAAGAAAGTGCCGGTAATGAGTTATTCAGCTTGCCGATTTCAGCCGCTAACTGAACATTCCCCATTTCCCGCATTTTATCAATCAGCCCACCGACTCCCCCCGCCAGCTCTGTCGCTGACCGTTTTGCCTGTTCTGATTTTTCGTAGAAATAATAGATTGCACCGGCTGCCAGCATTGCGGCCCCGACGGGGCCACCCACCAGACCCAGCGCCTTACTTGCCAGCCCGGAAGCAATATTCAAGCGGCCCTGTGCTGCTGCAAGAGCATCGGTTGCAGCAACTTCGGCGCGGGATGCCGCCGCAACAGCAGCAGAGTTAACTGCCAGTTGCGCACGAATACTCGCGCGGGCCTTTTCTGTTTGTGCCAACTGTAATTGAGCGACCAATGAACGTTGCGCCGCAACCGCTGATTCTCTCTCGGTCTGAATTTGTAGCAATGACGCCTGAACACCTTCAACCTGCGCCGCAGCCAGAGCAAGTTGTGAGCGTGTTGCGGTAATGAGATTGCCGGTTGCACTGGTAACGCTACTGGCCAACCCACCGAAATAACGCGCTAATCCAAGTCCTACTAAGCCGGTACCGGCTGCGACCAGCACATCAATATTATCTGCCGCTGTGCCAATCACACCGGAAATTGCCGCTGTCACACCCATTGCACTATTGGCATCACCAATATAGGCTTTCCAGTGGTTTGACAGTTTGGTGATGGCATCACCGACCGTTGTCGGCATGGCCTCTGCAAGTTCAGCATTACGGTCTTTTGCCGCTATCACCGCCTTGGAAAAGGTATCCATTGATAACTTTCCAGCCGCGCCAAGTTTTTTCACTTCAAGCTCGGTGGTACCTAAATAACGGGCAATATCACCGATAACAGTCGGCATAATCTCCATGACGGCATGCCACTGATCACCAGCAACCTTGCCATTCACCATAGATTTAGACAGCGCATTAATCGCGCTTTCGCCCTTTTCAGCACTGGCGGCATTGATAGTTAGAGCGCTGGAAATTGAATCAATAAAATCAATGGTACTGGCCGTGGAGAAGCCAAGTTCCTTCATTGAGTTGGCACTGCGTATATATAGCTCGGATTGCTCCTCGATACTTTTATACGTGCGGTCGCTGATCTCCATTAAGCGTTGCTGAACGCTGTTATATTCTTCCTGTGAGCCGGTCGCCATTTTGATTCGGGATGAAATTTGCCCGTATTGGTCTGCTGTACTGATCAGACTACCCACTGCAAATGCCCCGGCAAACATCCCCACCATGCCGCTGGCCGACTCTTTCACGGTGACCAGTTCGCTATTAAGTTCAGCTAATGCACGCTTGCTCTGCCGTGTAGCTGCTTCCGCCTTGCGCGAACCGCCCTCCATGGTTTTATAATACTCACTCCCCATACGTGAGGCGCGGGCCATCTCCGTTTGATAAGAGGACGAGTTAGCCGTGATTTTAACGATCAGTTCGCGCAATGCCATATCAACACCAGTAAAGTAAAAAACCCGCCGAAGCGGGTTAGGTTATGAGGGATTCAAAGAAAGACTCCAAAGCGGTACTGTCTTCCTCTGTCTCTTCAGGCTCTTTCCATTGCAGCAATAAATCTTCAAGGCTGACGTTACCGCCCTGCGACCGATATACCGCACTGGCTATTTGTGCCGCATGAATATCCCCACGCCGATCCCCAATAGGGCTGCCAGCATCAAACTCAATCCACATAGCCAACTCACGCGCTGTCATTGTGGTTTCAAGTTCATGCAGGGTTCGCCCCAGTCGCAATGCCAACATCATGAGAAAGGACATGCCCGGCGTGTTTACTTTTTTTCAGCAGTTTCAATATCCTGCTTACTGAGGTCGAGCGCTTCTTTGAGCAAGCGAGCATGCACCGGCCCATAACTTTCAGCGACCAGGGGAATATCTTCATTAGAAAACGCCTGTAGACCACTCTCATCAAGCAGCACATCAACAAACAACGTGACATCGGCGAGAATATTGTTGGTGATCTGGTCCTCAATCGAGGCTTTTACCGTTTCATCTGGGTTCGCCTCGCCTTTTACCGCAACCTCTCGCCAACGTAGCCAGGCACCCGAAGAGGCTTCACGTAGTATCACCGTGGCACCATCCCATTCAGGAACGACCACTGTTTTGTGTCGAAACCCTGCGCGGGGCGCAATGGCCAGTGATCGCAAATCCTTTTTAGCCATGATTATGCAGCCTCAGTAACAGTAAAATTACACGTTGCGGTAAAACCACCATCTGCCGCAGTAAAGGTGACAATTGCAGCGCCATCGTCCAGACCTTCATACTGACCGGTCACCGGATCGACGCTCACAATGGCAGGCGCTGACGAAATGAAAGTACCTGTTTTATTGGTGGCATTAGCCGGTAAAAATGTCGGGATTAACACACCGGTATCACCAACTTCGATAGCAACATTCGATTTGTTTAGCGTGACGCTGGTAACAGGAACATCAGTAGCGGCAATACGAACCGGTTTACCTTTGATGCGCAGTGTGAATGATGCGGATACCACACCCGAGGTGCCAGCGCTCCAACTGTTCTGACGCACTTCAGCAAGATAGGCATAACCATTGCCGCTAGGGAAGACGACCTTGATAGATCGCATAGTATCGGTTTCGTAGGCTTCATAGAGCGAGTATTGCGCCTCCTCATCCGGACTCCAGTTGCGCGAAATGGTCATTTCTGACGGCGCAGGCAAACCGTTCGTCATTTCCTGCTCTACTGAGCATAGAGTTGTGACGTCGATATCCGCCTTTTGTCCACCGGTAAAGCTGATTTCTTTGGTGGCACAAGCCGCTGACAACCACACAACAGATCCAGTCGGCAACGGTTGAGTAGTCACACCAGCAGAAACATAAATTTTAGTGCCCTGCGTTTTTTCATAAACACTGGTCATATTTTTCTCCAGACATAAAAAAACCGCCCGTAGGCGGCTGGTAACTTTCTTTGAGGGTTATTCCCACACCTGAACTTCAAGCAGGGCGCGGAAAAGGGAGGTATCAGGTTCGAAATCAGTGATCTCATTCATCTGAACGGGCGAAAGCGGTTTAATAAGCGCCCTCACCTCACGGCGAATGGCGCGGGCCTCGTCAATGGTTCTGGCATAGACATCAATTTGAAGCATCGATGCTGTGGCAGCCTGACCATCCAACACATCATCAGTCATGCTGGATGGCAGAATGAAAACCACCCACGGCGGGGATATTGCCGGGCCACTGCCATCAGTTTTTTGTGGGGCAACGTAAGGATATACCTGCCCGCCAGCTAAATGTTTGATCAGGGGGTAAATATCAGCCTCGGTCATTTTGCTAATACCTCGTCAATAGCCTGTATTGCACGGTCAATCGCAGCCTGTGCAGAGGCGTCGGCTTTAGAGTCAAATGCTGGGCGGATAAAAGGAACGGCGGGGAACTTTGACGTGCCAAGCTCAAGAAAGCGCCAATAGAATGAATTGTTCCTGTTGATCGCTTTCTTGGTGTTGTCGCTATTGGTGCCTGAAGGATTTGCCCCCCTGACCCGAATACCGGCGGTTGCTTCGGTCGCACTCCCTTTACCGTTGGCAATAATGATATTGCGCTTTAGTTTTCCGGTACGTTCTGGCGCGCGGTTTTGGGCCTCCGTTTTAATAACAGCGGCTCCCGCACGAACAGCCTGCCGCAGTACGGTACGGCTTTCGGCTTTACTGAGTAATTCAAGCTCTTTGTCCAGATCCAGCATGCCGGAGAAATCGAGATGTATATCAATCACGTTTTACCCCCTGTTTACACAGAAGCTCTAAACGGGTAAAGCGAGCATCAGGTAATACAGCCTGGATATCATGAATGTCGCCACGGAAAAGGATGCGAGCGGCCGTATCAACATCAGGTCTATAACGCATCCAAATCCTGACCGTTGCCTCCGACAATTCAGCGCCAGACGCTATTAGCTCACGACCTGAAATGGCTTTGACTTCAGCGGATACAGTTGCAACATCAACCCACTGCTGATCTGGCTGCCCCGAGTCTAACCGACCAACCTCTCTGAATACCTGTAATGTTATTCGGTGCCTGAATCGTCCGGGTTCCATTAGGGTTCACCTCCCGCCTTATTGCTCCAGTTACGGTAAAACCACATCAGGTTTTCTGCGCTCGCATTCGTGTACAACTGTACTTCAGTCTGTGAAAGTCGATGCTCGAACTGATCTGCAAAAACAAGCAACATGGCATTAATTACTGGCGCGGGAATGTCCTCAGCCTTTGTCCATGCAGGTTCATCGCACCATTTGATACAGTAATCCAGCGCCCCCTGAGCATAGCGGGTGATCATCTTATCGCGGTCAGTTCCATCAAACTCGATATGCTCCCGCAGCTCATCAATTGGCACAACGTCAGTGACAGTTATGGTCATTGCCAATCAGGGCGGACAAGCCGCCCCCTCCCGGTTACTTGCTGGATTTACCTGCGACCGCAGGCTCAAAAGCACCTTTAATCAGTGCAGTCGGCCGGTAATGCGCCAGCGCCAGTCGTTCTTCGCACAAGATGGTCAGCATGTTTTTAACGAAGTTGTCACGGTCTTCGCGGCTCACCTCGATGCTGGCATCCATGCGGTCCCACACCTGAGACGCCATATCAAAACCGCCCACAGTGAACGTACCCTGATCCTGTGCGCGGGTTGGAATAACCGGCAAACCCCACATCACATTACTGGTGAATGCTTGTGGCCCGCCGAAGATATAACGGCCTTCGTTATCTTTCAGCAAGGCAATTCCATGCCAGTCACGCGGGTTCAGAATAATACCGGAGGCACTAAATTCTGACTCAGTCACCTGGAAAATAGCGTGAGCAATCAGATCAGCACGGGTATCACCAGTCACATTCAGTGCAGTGTCATAATCGGTGGCTACGAGGTTAATGCCTTCCAAATTGTCGCCTGTGCCATCACCATTTAGCAGTTGGTATTCCTCTTTGAGTGCCAACCCATACATCAGGCGATCATTTACATAGGATTGCAGCATTGGCGCGTCGTCCATCACCTGACGAGATGCCTGAATCCAGTGTGCCACGGTTTTAACATTGGCTGTCTGCTTACTGAACGTGATATCAGACTCGGGTTTCAGTGCTTTCTCAGCAACAGGCGCCGCGTTATTGGTGAACAATTCTTCACGCACATATTCCAGTGAATTACTGGAAATGCGGCCCTGAGCCAGAAGATCGCGGATAACCAGGCGACGCAAGCCAGGCATAATAATACCCGGTACCTGCATTGGCTGGATCAGCGCACCGGCTGAGGCGGCAGAACTGCCCAGAGACTTGTTGAATGTTTTGGCATCAAAGCTGCCCTTGCTGCCGTTCCACGATTTCACCAGATCTTCTGATGCTCGTTCAGCAAATGATTTTGTCTCGCCCGGATTTTCTGGCCCTGCGGATAACTTCTGTTCCAGATCAAACAGGCGGGTACCGGATTTTTTTAGCTCATCCTGTACTTTGATTAAATCGTCTTGCAGTTGCTTGGATACTTTGCCAGTGGATTCAATTTCCTGCTTTTGCGCGGCGAAGAGTTCTGAAACGTTTTTGTGAGAATCTTCAATCGCTTTCTGAATTTCAGCTAATTCGGTCATATTATTTTCCTAATTGGAGTGGGAAAGATTTGATGCGCTCGACAAGCGCGGAGATATCTTTGTCAGCGCCTTCGGACTCACTCCGAACTGCGGACTTAATACGGGCAATAAAGCCCTGTGCTTCTGATTTGGAAAGCCCAACTGAATCCCTCAGCCAGTGTTCCGCATCCCTGATACTTTCCACACCTTCAAGACTTTTCAGGGATGACACCCCAGCCAGTTCGTTAGCGGGAAAGGTACAAATACTGATTTCGCGCAACGCGGTAACATTCTTAAAAATGCGCCCGGATGTGCCGATGCTGTAATCGTCTTTTGACGCACTAAAACCGACAGACATACCCTCAACCGTGCCGTGCTTCATGGCGGCTTTGAGGTCTTCCGCACCACTGTGGCCCGGCGTCAGTTGACCACGCACCAGCAACCCTTTACTGTCCTCTTCAAGTTGTTCCCATTTACCCACGGGAAGTTCCCAGGTGCGGTGGTTATAGAACATCGAAACCTTACGAGACTGACCGGCTAGCACGTTTTTAAAGGCTCCCGGCAAAATGATGTCACCGTCTGAATCGGTATTGTTGAATACCGAGGCGTAGCCCTCAAAAATACCCTGAGTGCCATCACCACTAAATTTGATTTCTGCCTGATCAAAGGCGAGTGTTTTTTGTATGCCTAACATTGGCAACCCCTATAAATAACTAAGCCCCGCTTTTGGCGAGGCTTTGATTGGCTAGGTCGGTGATGGGTATGTTTTGAGATTGCCGGGTAGCGACATCTCCCCCTTCCAGTGGCGGTAAATTATCGAGTCGCCGCATTTCATTCACCGTTCGCTGACCACTGTTAACCAGTGTGGTCATAAACGTGGCGCGTGCGGCAGAGTCCCCGCGCAGCAGCCCATCAAGATTGTGTTCTGCATGGAATTTAGCAATATCGGCAGGATTCACGATCCAACGCCAAATAGATTGCTCCCATCGTGTTAAATACGGAGACAGGGTATATTGGAGAAAACCCAGATTTTGTTGCTCAATGCCGGTTCCCCAGCTGGTTGATTTCTCAACATCACCCACCAAGTGTGGGGGGACGCCAAAGAATCGAGCGATCTCACTGACCTGAAACTTACGCGAGGCCATCGTCTCAGCATCTTGCGGGCTGACACCAATATCATGAGCCTGAAAACCGGCTTCAAGTATCCAGAGCCGTTTTTTAACCGGCCCACCTGCTATCTCTTTGAAGTTTTCTTCCGTTTGCGCCCGTTGTTCGGCGCTTAAAATACGTTCGCCTGTTGAGAGGATTTTCGGAGATTTGGCCCCGTTCGCGTAGAACTCCCGTTGCTGGTCTTCCATGGCCACCGCAACCCCGGCTGTTTTGGTCGCGAAGGCAATTGGAGACATCCCCACCAGCCCGTTAAAACCAAAGCCTTTAAGGTGAAAGATTTCTTTCTGGGCAAAATCCGCATACTCGGTGTCACGCCTGTAGCGGTACACAATCCGTTTCCCAATCAGTTTGACATCCATATTTACCGCATTAAGCGGCATCAGGCTGATGATGTCCCCCACGCTGTTTCGCTCAATCAGTGCATACGCATTGCCATAAAAGCAGAGTTGCATGGTCATGGCCTCACGGAATTCCTGAGCGGTCATGTACTGGTTAGGTGCGTATCGAAGCAAGCGGGCCAGAGGGTTATCTAGCCCCACTTTGCCTCTATTCCCGCTACTGTCCGTTTCGAAAACATCCAGTGGAAGGCAAGCGGTCAAAGAAGATATCAGGTTGACACAGCGCCAGGCGGTGGATATCTGTAGCACTCGCTCATCAGTAATAACGGAGTCACCAACGGTGCCACCCGCCGATACCGGCCCTGTTTGCGATCCCTGATCTGGCGTGACCAGACGCCCGCCCACAAACCACGACTGAGCACGCGCCCACCAACTATTGTTGGTTCGCAGGTCAATACTGTAATTAGTTTTATCTGCCATCACATGCTCAACGGTCTGTTAAGAAAATCATCAATGTCGCCATTATCTTCAGCCACATCCCCACCGGCAGCACCGGTTGCCATCGCGAGTGCCACCATGCCATCTATGCGGCCTGTTGCTTTCGCCTTGTCTATCTTTCGGTTAGAGGCGGCATCTTTGACCACCACCGCATTACCGGCACACATCGTCAGCACCGGGTGCATGCCGTGGCGCATTTTTCCATTCAATAAAGCCGCTTCGAGCGTATCCAACGCTGGGGCCATGTCTTTAAACCCCTGCCCGAATTGCACTAATGGCAACGTCAGACCGATAAGGTCAGCCGCTTTTTTAAGTATTTCAATACGCCAGCGGTCAAAGGCAATCGCGCTAATGTCAAAGTCACTGATAATTTGCGCAATATCTTTAACCACAAAGTCATAATCTACAAATGAACCAGGTGTCGTTCTCAGCCAACCTTGTTTAACCCAAACGTCATAAGGCACCCGGTCTTTTTTTGCCCGGTCTTTCAGTGTCGCTTCTGGCGTCCAGAAGTACGGATAAACATTCCAGAGACCATCAGCTGATTGCCCGATGATCACAAAAGCGGTTAAGTCCTTACTTTCTGACATATCTAAACCGGCATAACACTCGCCGGTAATTGGCTGCGGTTTATCGCCGCAGGACTCCCAAACGCTTCGGGAGATGAACGGTGATACGGTCGAAACGCGCTGATTGAGGTTCAGGTTGCGGTAGGTGTTTTCAAAGCTCGGCATCCGTCCCGCTTTTTCAGACTGACGCGCCATGTCTTTTTCTGATCGGAACGTTCCAAGCGCAGGATTTGCGGCAAGCCAGGTTTCTCGCTTGCTGATGTCGGCATCTTTTGGGGCTTCGTAAACATGACAAACAATATGCGGATCTTTCGATCTCTGAGCGTCATCAATCCAGATACTCAGCAAGTCGGCATCATTAGCAGCCTGAGTGCTGATCACAATTAACAGCGGATTTTCGTGCGCCCCTTGCGCAGTCGTGATCGCATCAATGAAATCATCCTGTGAACCACGTACCTGACCGGTTTCATCCAGTATTGCGAGGATTGGAGACAGCCCGTGAGTAGTTTTACCCTCAGCAGATAAAGCTTTGTAAATGACATTGCAGGGTAGCCCGATAAGTTTTTTACCACTTGGCGTGATATGAACAATTTCTTTTAGCTCTGGGCCAAGATTAACCATCTTCACGGCCAGTTCGAAAACAATCGATGCTTGCTCTCGGCTCAGTGCACCGCTGACTATCTGCGAGTTCTGAACGGCTTCTGGGCCTACCAGGTGAGCCAGCATGATGCCAGCAATCAATCCGGTCTTTCCGTTCTTGCGGGCGATACTAAGGATCGCCATATCAGTGCCGACCGGATTATCGTAAGTATCCAGAATGAAATCTTTCTGGAACGGGTCTAACCGCATGGGCTGACCAACCAGTTTGCCCTCTGGCACAATGCAATAACGTTCAATGAACGCTATAACACGCTCACCTCGCGTCATAAGAAATTATCCGTGTTTGGGAAAGGCGATGAGGTTATTTTCCTCTTCATTGTGTCGATCAGCAGTCTTTCGAGCGCTCTGATCATTCTGATTACGTTTCTTCTGGTCCCGGCTTTCACCGTTGGTGGCATGAGAATGAATTTGCAAATCACGGCGCTGGGCCAAAATAGTTCGCTGTAATTCAACAATCTGCTTACGGTAATCTTTTATTAATCCCTCTTCGCGCTCATCACCACGTTTGCGCTCTTCACGCTTTAACGCCCTGCGAAGTTCAATTGCATAAAGCTGATTGTTCGCCAGCTCAGCGGCGGCAAGGAGATCGGCGGGAGTCCAGCTATCGAGGGCTTTCGAGCGAATATTATCATGCCAAAAAGGTTCGGCTTTTTTCTCCAGACCAGCATGCGCCGGTGGGGGAATGGTGTCCTCACTGGCATTTTTCATGGCCTGAATCGCCGCGGTAGAACTGTCCGAGCGGGTTCGTTTTTCTGCCATTTCAATTACCTAATAAAACTGAAAAAATCGGGTTAGCGTTAAATGAAAGGTCTATGAGCGGTCTTTTAGGACCAAAGGCGTGAACTTTTGACCTCCCCCTCCCCCTTTTCAGATGGGAATTCATGTCATTTGTTGATGGTTTCGGTCTCATCCATCTGAAGTTCAGCCCCAATCAATCCAAAAGCGACTGTCGCCTCACCCTCGGGGTAATCAGCCAAGACATCACGTAATAGCTTCTCAGCGTGTTTCACTTTGGCTTGGGTTTCAGTAGGCAGTGAAGCAATCAGCCCCTTGAACATCAGTAGAGTTTGTTGGTCAGTGGTCATTACATTCTCCTATGTATTTATTTCTGGTATCCCTGCCCCTTGCTTGCTAACCCACGGACTGCCGGGCGAGCCAATACAATGCTCTGGCATACATGAATTGCTCGGCAGAACTCATCACGCTCACAAGGATGCTCAATAGGAAGCTTTAAATATTGATTCCAAGCATCACCAAGCATTTGGGCTACCCGTTGCTCATCTGCTGACAAAGTACATACTGTATCGCTGTAATCGATGTCGGTTGCTGTCATTATTTATTCCAATGTGAGTTGGGGTCTATTGGTATGCCGTTCGTATCACAACCGATAACAACACCGCTTTTCTCCATGCGCTGTTTAGTTGAGTCGTGATGCGGGGTGCAGATGGCTTGCCAGTTCTTTCTATCCCAGAATAGTTTCTGAGCCTTGGCTTTCTGAACTATGTTGCCAGACATCAAGGCTTCTTTGAGTCGATGCGGTTCGATGTGATCAACGACTGTAGCGGCTTCTATACGTCCCTGTTGCTGACACATCACACACAGGGGATTGTCACGCAAGAAAGCAATCCGAGCCTTAGCCCATCGGCTACCGTATACCCTTGGCTCTTTCATGGGTTACCTGATGAATGAGTCACGGTGGCTGAGTTGGCTGATACTTTCCTCTACTGACCGCACAGCTTTTGATAGAGCAACAAAGTCTTTCTCGCGCTGATGGTTTACACGCTCAATGTATTGCTGATTCTCAATCGCAGTAGCGATAATCGCCGCAACGTTATCCTGAAGCTCTTTAATGGAAGCCAGAGAGGTTTCAATCTTTGAGGCACAAACTGATCCACCCAATATAAAGCTATCAATATGAATGCCAGTACGGAGCGAGTATGTTTGGCCGGTATCGACAGCGAAGGGCGTGGCATTAAGGATTTCACTAGCATCAGCGCTAGCCTTGCCCGTTACAGTTGTACTGCGGAATACTTCTTTACCATCGTTATCATAGAAGCGCACATGACACTCAATGTCTTGCCCTGCTGGCAGGCCATTAACTAAATAGCTCTGCCATGATTTCGAAATGGGCTGACTGCGCATTTGCGTTGTTTCATCACCTTTTCGATATTCGCTGTGTACACGAACCGCTCCGGGCCACCAAACATTCCAACTAACAACAACACCAAACTTGCCGGAGGTAACATGAATAACATCAGGCACTGTAACTTTCTTGGTTTGTAGTGGTTCTTGGGTTAACTGCTTTTGTAGCTCAACAGCCAGCTCTAACTTGGTAATCAAGCTATCAATCGGGCCAGTATCAACACTGACTTTAATCTCAATCGTATTCATTTGGAGTTTCCTGCTGGTTAGTGAAATATAACCCGGCATATTTTGAACACCGGTCGATATCAATACAGCGTGTTTATGCTGTTTTTCTCGTTGGCCAATCACCGATTTTAGAATTAAATAAAATGCCACCAGCCTGTTAATTCTCTGGGTGAGCGGTGGGAAACAGGTGATAGCATTGCTTATCGTGCATTGTCGCAATCACTCATTGAATGACTGCTGCAATACAGGCCGTCTCTCCGGCTGTCACATCGCTTCGCCTACAACGGCTGATGTTTCCGCTAATGCCCGATCAAGGTGTATTGGTTGTTTTTGATTCCACAGGTACGCTCGATAGAGAGGTACTACGTCACTGCTAATACCTGTGGACTGCGACAACCCAGCGCTATTGATGTGTGGTGCTGTTGATGATTAACCGGTCGTCAGTGACAACCTTCTGTAGCGCGGTGATCTTCTCGACTAGCTTGTCGGCTCGCTCAGCGATTGAAATAAGAAACCCGACATCTGCGTCTGAAAATCCGCAGTCTCTGGCTGCATCAGTGAGCTGTCCACTGGCGGGAGTAGCGGGCATATCCCCAACGGATGCGGCGAGACACTCGAAGCGCTTTTGCAGCCTGATATTGCCAGCACGATAAGCAGCAATAGTGCCTTTTGCTTTGTTCTCAGCATCTACTACCCCTTGTTGATATGCTTTTAATCCGGCTGACTGGGCAGCCTGAAGTTGACCCTCTTTCTCTTCAGCGCTCTTTTTAGCGACTAGCTCTGCCGTTAGGTCTGACTTATCGCGCTCAGTCCATTTGAGTAACCATTCGGAATTTTTGCTATCACTACCCCACCGATAACCACCAGCTATGCAAATAGCTGCGACTATAAGTAAAACAATAATCCCACCAGCTATTTTGTTAGACATAACGCCCGTTCCTTGTCGCGGCGAGTTACCAGCCCCGGCAATTTCTTACCACCGCCATATACCCAGCGAGTGAATTGCTCGCAGGCTGCTGTCACGTTACCAGCGCGGAAATACTGGAACATGGTGGATTTCTGCATTGACGGGCAACCGGCGTTAAAGGTAATCGATGTAGCAGCATCAAAAGCACCTGGCGGTAATTTATTGCCGTTCGCATAACGAATAACGCAGCGCTCAGCATCAATGATGTTTTTTTCCCAATCAGCCGCTATTTGAGCGTCAGTCTTAATTACCCCAGCCTTAACGCCGTGAGTATTACCAACCCCATCAGTAAGAACGCCTGCCGGACAAACATAAGGATCACGACGACAAGCCTCGGCATTACCAATCAGCTCTAATCCCCGATCACTTGTTCGGACGTTACCCATAGAGAGAACGATGGAAATAATTGCGGCCACGGAACAAACACCACCGGCTACGCCAGCCTTAATTTTTGTGGTCATTTATACCTCGGCCTCGACTTTTTTTAATGCTTCACCAATGACCTCAACAGCGGTCGGACGTTTGTCGTGGGGTTTATTCTTTGTATCGACTAAATAGCTTTCTATAAGCCGGGTTCGCTTCTCTTCTTCTTTTTGTTTCCGGTTCGCGTCATATCGACTGTAAACAAATGAAGCAATGGAAAGCACAACGCCGATCAGACCAAACAGAAAATAAATAAAGTCCTGAGTCGTCACTCCCAATGTCGCTGAAATAGCCGCTATCCACGCGAATACCTGAGTAAGAATGTTGCCGGATTGCTGTTCCATTTTCATATATCTCCCCCTCCCGGACGGGCTGGGTGTGTAGTAGAAATAAAAAAGGCCCACCGAAGTGAGCCTAAAATCATGCTGTGGTGGCGGGGAATTCGCCGACATCGTTTCACTGGTGTTCCACTTGTATCCCCACACATCGGTGCCTGCATTCACCACATTCGGCTGAGCACCTGCCGCTATTTGCAGCAGCGGCCCGAATAGATTGGGCAATGAACCCGTTATTCAGTGATACCCATGCGAATGTAGAAAAACCCTTTTGTCATATCATTTACCATTGCGGCGAATCCTTTTGATTTAGATGCTAAAACCAAATAAAAAAGGCTATAGATCACAAACAAGCGGATACTGTTTAAAAAAACAGTCCTAAAGATTCTCTTATCTAATCATCTAATGTAAAATTGAGCGTTTATCAATGATTAAGGGGGGGGTTATGATTTTCTTAAAAACAGAACTAGGGCATGAAAAACTTGTTAGTTGGGATGACATAACAAAACGCCCGAATTTTATCCCTAAAATATCCAAAGATGGACATGTACTTTCACACATTATTGGACATTATCAGTTTCAAGATAAAATCCATTGTGGCTTGACCGGTTGCAATCAACCACATAATAAAGGATATATAGTTGTTACTGAGAAAGGATTGGAAACAAATATAGGTAATACCTGTGGGCGTACTATATTTGGCGTTGAGTTCGATGACCACGCATCTGATTTCGATAGATTTAAAGAAAACGAACAAAGAAAAAGTGATATAGCATCTGCAAAATCCAAAACAACTCAATGGCATCATGCACTTGAAGCAATGCGAAATGGTTCTAAAGATATATCCTGGATTACCAACAAGTTAGACGGCATCATCAATGCAAACCACGTTGGGCGCAGTGGGGCTATGGAAATGAGGTCTCTTTCCCGAACCCAAAATTCAAACGTTACTGTTGATATGAGAATTATTGACAAAAAAATGAAAGAACTTCAGTTTACATTTAATAAGCATTATAGAGAATCAGGCGAGGCGTTAGAGCAAAAGCACGTTGGTAAAATAAATCACCTTCACGTTTTACAGCCCGCAAATAATCTACGAATCATGTATCACTCGGTGAGGGAGGGCATAAAACAAGTAGATGAATGTAATATAAATACAGCCCCTAGCCCCATGCTTTCCTCTATTGCGCAAAGAGCGAACTCACTAGATTCAGAAATAAAACATCTCCAACAAATATTTTTAGATGCACGCAATTTCCTGAGCAGGAAAAATCTCCAAGTGATTCTGAGAAAATTAGAGGACATGGATGACGTTGATGAAATTGAACGCCAAGCATTTAGGAATTTTATTTATAGCCTATGACAAAAAAAACCCGCAGAAATGCGGGCTTTGATTTTCATGGTGGGTTACATGCGAGATATGCCACTATTTAAAGAATTTACGCCAACTTTATGCAAAATGCAAGCGATATGTTTAAAAAGTGTCGCCATTAGTACCAATCATGCGCCTATCGTGTAATTCGCTGAAACTCATCTTCTGCATAGCTCTCTTCAATGTCGCATTTAGCCACCAGCGACTCATAGAACGGTTTCCAGTTACGCGACCAAGATGATTGGGTTAGCTCAGGAAGCAACGCTGTAATCGCTCTGTAAGCTGTTGTTGAGGGGGTCCGTTTGTATCCAATTCCTGAGCAGCGTTCACACTCTTTCTCGACTGGCACACCAAGCCGCTTGGATTTCTCAAGGTCACGCACTTTACCGGTCCCATTACAGCGGCAGCGATGGGAAATTTTCCCCTTTCCGTTACAGGGAATGCACAATTCGCCCACCAGCTCTTCTTTAGCCCATGCATCTGTTTCACCGCATCCGGGGTGTTTAACCACTTTTTGAATGCTGTAAATCAGCCTCTTCCCTTTGCAGTGTTTACATGTGGTAGCGGCTGCCGCTGAACTGCTGTATTCCTCGTAGGCAAATTTAGCCAGGATAACCATGCATTGAGCCATTCGGCGGCCCGATGCTTTACCGACATGCTTCGGGGCATTCTTCATGGCAAACTGGGTAAGCTGTTCGACGGTTCTGATCCGGTCCTCTTTGCTGATGCCAACCTTGCCAAGATATGCAGCCATTCCGAAACTGGCCCGATCCTCAACCATTCCCATTGCGGCAGCTAGATCTGGTCCCTTGAGCGAGTCGGAAGAGGTAGCGCGGGGAGAATCCGTAATCATCTGGCTCTTGGCGCTGAACTGTTTCATTGCTGATTCTAGTTTCACTATGCTGCCCTCTTTGTATAGACCTGCTCACGAACCTGGTCGCCGTTCATCACAAAATCATTAAAATCGCCGTTATCGGGCCAGCGTACGCTGACAGATATCAAATCGTTTTTTGCTCTGAGATTGGCGGTGGCACAATTAAACGCTGCGGCCTGTCCAGTGGCGGAATGTTTATCCATATCAGCGAAAATAATGAGGTGTTTGACGCCTGCCGGTACCCGGAACTTCTCCATGAATCCGGCGTTGATTACTGACCAGGTATTTATCCCATACACCTGATAGCAGGACAGTGATGTTTCAATGCCTTCAGCAATGCCCAGTGTGGAGGCAACCGGAAACATGCGGATCGCCACTGAGCGAGCATGATCGAGATAGTTCTGTTCCTGTAGTGATTTAAGCCGTTTAGCGCTATCACCGATATTCGCTTTTTTATTCCCATCAAGCAGGGTCTGATGCAGGTAACAGAGTTCTCCCTTATCATCTGTCGCCAGAGAATAAAGCGCCTGATATACCCGCCCTGCATGCCGCTGTTTATCGCAAAACCGGACCGCTTCAACAGGAAGCCGGTTAATACCGCGCTGGCGCAGATAATCTGCGGCTGTGGTACCGCGCAAATCCACCAGCTTTGAAAACTTACTAATAACGCGCTGCCGCTGTTTCGCTGCTGAACTGGTGACAGGAATGCTGATGTGTTGGTAGTTATTGCCAATAAGCTGATCTACCTCGGCGCACAGTGCTGAAAATGATTTACCTTGCGTCAGGTTAAGCAGCTTCATGCCATCGCCGCTATCACAGGTACAAATCCACGTCCCCGCACCTTCACGATCATCAATGCGGAATTTGCCGCGAGCACCACATAACGGGCACTCTCCCTTGAAGTGATTTTTGCCAGTGATTGGCGGCAAACCAAAATACTCAAAAATCTCAGACCATCGGCCCTTTGCTGCTTCTGTTGTCTTCATACTGCTTTCCTTAAACTTTTCCGTATTTCTTCAAGGTGATTTTTGGCTTCGATAATCGCCGTAGTGGCGTCAATATTTCCGGTATTGCATTGCTGATCTGGTGACTTTAATTTCTCCCTGCCCTTAGCAAAGGAGATGCGTTTATGTTTGATGTAGCTGCTGACTTCCGGTGTTATCTCCATCGGGAAATCACTTAAGCCATTAGGCCATTCGCTGAATTTGTCGTGGAAGGTATGTGAGCACCACCCATCGCTTACGGGCTTACCCATCGATGAGCGCTGACGTTGATAGAACTTGATCTGACTCCACCAGGCTTGCTTGTCGGATTGGGTGAATACACGCTTTCCCTTGCCCAATTTTTTCAGTCCGCGCTGGGTGTCGGTATCCACGTCCTGTCCTACCAGTGGCTTAAATCCACATTTTGGGCAGACGTATACCCCTGCGGGTTTCATGAAATGACACTCGGTGCATTCTTTAGGGAGTTTTTCAGTGCGTTCCTCTGCCTCACGACTGGCGCTATCTTTCATTCCGTCGCTTTTGGATGGCAGTTCGTTGTATTCGATAGAGTCAGGGAAGCCCAAACGATGCACTGTGCCGCTGTGATCGAAAATCAGACACGACTCTTTCCCTTGCGCAGTTCGAAGCCCACGGCCCAAGCTCTGTAACCAGCGGATTTCGCTTTTTGTTGGGCGGGCATAGATAACGCAGCGGACATCACTGTCAAAGCCAGCCACCAGCACACCCACACTGACAATGATTTTCGTAGCACCCATTTCGAAACGATGAATGATGAGTTGACGCTCTTCATGAGGTGTATCTGCTACCATCACCTCGGCGTTAATCCCAACCTTATTAAACTGAATAGTGACGTAGTTGGCATGAGCTACGTTTACGCAGAATGCCACCGTAGGCAGATCCCGCCCGTTCTGTAACCAGTTATCAACGATGTCGCCAACGAGATCAGCACCACACATGATTTCTGCCAGTTGGGTTTCGTTATAGTCAGATCCAAACTCAGCAGAAACGGTAGTTTTGACGCCTTTCAAGTCAGGTTTACTTGGTGCATAGAATTCGTAACCGCTCAGGTCGCCACGCTGGATCAGCTCTCCGATGGTCGTTGGTTTAATCAGACGGCTATAGTAATTCCCCAAAAATGGTGAGAATGGCGTACCAGACAGCCCTATAACTTTCACATTGGTTTCAGTAACCAGTCGATTAATCTCAATCAGGATCTGTTTTCTGCGTAAGTGGGCCTCATCAATAATCAGCAGGTCGATGTTGTCGGGAAACTCACGGCGGATCAGCGTATCGGCGCTGGCAATCTGAATTTTTAGCGCAGGGTCATAGCTCGGGTGATTGCGCCAAATAAAGCTGATTTCATCCTCCGGCAAGCCGTACTCAACAAAGCGGCGAGAAGTCTGGTTGATCAGAACGGTGAACGGGGCAACAAACAGTACCCGCATACCACGACTGACAAAACCATCAGCGATGAATGCCGCCAAGCCGGTTTTACCACTGCCTGTCGGTGCATAGACCATGAAAGAATTAAATGACTTCCAGTCACGGCGCAGCATGTTCAAAGCGCGTTCCTGTGCGAAGTTCGGTGTAATGTTCAGCATTGCGTAACCTCCAGTGAATTCAGAGGCAAACGCTTGAAGTGAAATCCTTTATGGGTTTTGGTTCGCCCATTAATTACGGAGTAAACTGCACCATGATCAAACCCAGATTCAATTAACGCTTTTTTCCCGCAAAAAATTCGGCGAGCGCCAGTGAGTGTATTAGTGGACTCAATCAGCCCCTTGAACTGCTTGTTGTTGGCACCTTGAGATTTATTCAAGCCGGTAAGAACTGCGTGCTGAATATTCTGCTGGTGTGTCACCCACTCAAGATTTAAGGCGCAATTATTAAGTTTATTACCGTCTTTGTGGTTAACCTGTGGCAATGAACGTAAGTTGTCGATAAATGCTAGTGCTACCAAGCGGTGCAGGAAAAAAACGCGCACACCTTTCGCTGAAAGGTTTACGGTGCGGTAACCATACCTATCAATTTTCCCAGTAAGAATACGAGTATTGAGAAAGCGACGCTTACCACCGCGTGTATATCGGGCCATGCTTTTGATACGCCCAAGACTGCTAACCTGATAATCGAGTTCAAAGCCAGGAACGGTAACCGCTCGCCATTCTTCACCAGCGAGATCGGCAGTAAGCGTGACCTGCTCTAATGCTGCCACCTCATGATTTTTAGTCACTGTCTCTGTATTTGCTTTCATCGATTACCTCAACATTTCACTTTTCCAAGGAAATCCCTAATCGGGGGTTTCTGCTTGTCCGTATCACTTAGCTAGTACGATGCATTTTTAAGGACTACCCCCTAGATCGAGATCTACCTAACCTATGGAGTTGCCTGTTGGAAAAGGCCTATTCCAATCCCTCATCCACCCCTCCCCTTTCCCCTCCCCTCCTTCTCCCTTATTCATGTACTAGCTAACGAGTACATTGATACGAAAAAAGACGGACAAAGAATCTCGACCTGCTAACACCTGACACCTTCAAGTCAGCGTGTAATTTACTGCTTCAAGCCGCCACACCTTCGGGGCTGCTATTACTTCACTACCAACGGCGGACTGACCGTGTAACCCTGTAGTGCTTTTCCGTGGCTTTTCACAAACAATCTCAATCGCGTATTAGCTTCATGCCTTGCTTTGTTCTCTTGACGGTATGAAACAGACTCCGTGTAAAACGCGACCTGATAAGCCTCTGCATACTTAACGACAACCTTTCTGCGCAACGAGGGTGCCAATTGCTGTAACTGCTCCTGAATCCACTTCCCATCCTCGGGACAAAACACCGTTGGCATGATTACCTGGACGAACTGCTCATAAGCCATCAATGCCCCTCGTCGTTAAACTAATCCGAGCTGAATCTGAGACTTTGGTTGCCGCTTCCGGCCCGGCTTGCGTTCGGCTTTCGAACAATTGAACTGAACCCACAGACGCGCTTCCCTTAAGCAATCATCAAAAGCTGCACCCTTGCGGCTTGCCTGAGCGAGTTTGTGATAATGCTTAACGCCTTCGTCTGCCCCCCCTAGCAGTCACGTCAGGAACGCCATCAGCCACTAGCGCGGCTACAATGTGTTTGCGGATGAACTCATCAGGATTCATACTGTTAGCCCCCTAGGAATAAGCGAGATATTAAATGGAACACCCGCTGTCTAAACTTGCTCTTGACCACTGGTACAAGGTACTGATTGCTGCTGGTTCCTTCGTGTTCGTGCTTAATGGCACCGGAGTGCTTGAAGCTTATCCCACAGCCGCAACTGCACTTATTTCGCTCGGTTGTGTTCTCTGGGGTATTGGCGAATGGATCAATCATCCCTACCAAGAAAAGCTTGTTCTCGATGCCACTGGTCGAATCAGCGCAAAAATTTCTGGATACCGGCGCAATGCAAGGCTCGCAGGTATTGTTTTTGATATTAGTGGCCTTGGACTCATCGCTTTCGGCATCTATAAACTGTTCTGATCGCCACCCGATGAGCGTCACTACTCCGGTTTTCTCGTTAACCCTTACTGATCCGGGGGAGAGACGCTCAAGCTCTTTGAGGAATTCAGGAGTCATGGGTTAGTCCTTAAAGCGCTCTGGATATAGAACTTGCAATTCACTTAATTCACCGGCAAAAAAAATAACCATTCTCTCAGCCAATTCCAGTGATGGCCGCTGCTTTCCGCGCTCCATACGACTTAGGTTTCCCATGTCGCATTTAACCTGTTGAGCAACGTGCGTAATGGTTAAACCTTTGCGTAATCTGGCAGCTCGCAATGGTGTGTTCATAACAAACCCCTTTAATTTGTGTAATACACATATTATTCTACAAGGCAAATATGCGCAAGGAACCTTGCGTATAAAACAGATAAAATGTGAAATAGACAAATAACTGGGAGAGGAATAATGAGTGTTGGCGAGAACATAAGGCGTTTACGCAAAGCCCGAAAAATGACAATTCTTGAGTTAGCGACGCAAATCGGAGGGGATGTTGGAAATCTATCCCGCCTAGAACGCGGCAAGCAGGGGTATAGCGACGCATCCTTAAAAAGAATTGCCGAAGCTCTCAATGTTACTGTCTCTGACTTATTCTCAAACGACGAAACAAATGATACTGTAAATGCATACAGTATTAGTGCATTTCAATCGGGCGGGAGAGACAACGTGTATCGAGTTGAACTGTTAGATTTTTCAGCTAGTGCAGGTAATGGCGGACAGTCCAGGGATGTTATTGAAATTATCAAATCAATTGAATACGACCCTGAGCACGCAAAAGTTATGTTTGGTAATAGGCCGTCTACAGTGGTCAAGCTAATCAATGTTCGCGGAGATAGCATGAGCGGCACAATGGAGTCAGGTGATGCTATCTATGTTGATATATCAGTAAATTATTTTGATGGTGATGGAATATATGTATTTGATTTTAATGGTGATACATATGTAAAGCGCCTACAGAAAATTAAAAATCTCCTATATGTGATATCAGATAATCCGCACTACAAGGAATGGCACATTACCCCCGAAGAAGTTGATATGTTTCATGTTTCAGGCAAGGTTATTCTAAGTCAATCACAAAGCATCAGACGCCACGGCTAATCTGAAACGCCTCACCTCCCTACAAGCCCGGTATCTTCCGGGTTTTCTTCATTTATATCCCATACGGAATATTAAATCTCAAATATATCAAATAGATGCATAAATATATGCATTAAAAACAAATTTGTTCTTTACACATATTTAAACTGCGCATATTCTTACCTCATGCAGCAATAACGGAGGCAAAATATGCATCATATATCTGACGATTTAAGCGTGGTATCACGCATAATTCACCAAATATCAGCTCTAGAATATGTTTCTAGCTTAGATATTAATGAATTCAAAGAAATAATTACGGAGCTTCGAAATGAAAAGCTTTTAGAAGCATCTGAAATCATCTGTAGTGCTATTCGTCTATCTAAAGATGATGTTATTTCTACCCAGCCACGCACCTAATAACGAGGTTGATATGATTTCATTAACCATACCAAAACATAAAGTTGAAGATGCTAGTGATAGCGCGAATGAGATATTCGTTCTCGTCTCTATGGTGAAAGATGCCCTAGATGACGATAAAGAATTAACTGATATCGGTTTTGCTGTGTCAGCAATTTTAAAATTAGCTAGCAATTTAAATTCATCATTATTTTATTTGTTACATGATGAAAAAACCGGCAAGGCTAAATCATGAGTGCTTTATTAAGCAAAGCTGAAAAAGCCAAAGTAATGGCGTATCAAATTGAAGTGTTAATGAGAGCTAGTGATCAGCCTGATACTCCAGAAGATGGTGCTGAGTTAACCAATCTCGCTTTTTACAAAGCTATCGAGCTTCGCAAATATCTTGAATATTTAATGATTGAAATTAAATCAGAGGCTAAATCATGAATAACTTATCTAATTGTGTTAGTTCGGCTCTGGTACCGCGCCAACGAAACCAGAGTCTAGCCTTAAATACCTGCGATGGTCTTAATAAGGTTGAAACGGATTCTATCTTAACGGTATTCATCTTTGCAACCATTAAGCGCTCTGACGTTAAAGCCAAACCAGTAATGATGCGTGTAACCGCCAGAAGCTATAAAGAAGCCCAGCAACAATTAATTCGTGATTACGTTATTTCATTTGCTGGTCGCATTCCTGCTCTGGAGAAAATGGCATGACCATAAAACAAATTACTCTGGATGATGTTATGTGCCGCATCCAGCAGGCTCAAACAGTATTATCTTTTTGGCGTGAAACTATGACCACTGATGATGGCAGTTATCCAGATATTGTTGACGCTGTGCTAACCATTCTTGATGGGTTGTCTGACGCTGTGGCTATTGAAATGGATCAACCTCGCGAGGTGAATCATGGCGCATGAAATCACATTAGAGAAAGCGGCAGAAATGGCGCATCAGGCCGAGTTAATCAGTCGCTTGTTGGAGAGTCATCCAGACCAATTACAGGATGGGGGCGTAACAGCCATTGCAAGCCTATTAGCCAAACTTACAGGCCGTGTGACAAGTTGGTTAATCGAGGAGCAAGCACAGCGGGTGGCTAATCATGGCTAAATTAACCAAGTTAGATTTGGCGAATATTCTTAATGATATGGCAACAATATTAGATTGTGCGGCAATTCTTCGCGGCGACCCTAACGAAGGCACGATGTTAGCAAATGAACTTGATGCGTATGTCGAAGATTACGCCAAAACAACAGCGGCCAGAATAGTTAAAGAAGAGGCTGACCATGAAATCTAATCAACTGGAAGATGTCACCTGTCAGGTAAAGCAAGCGCAAGCGGTCTTAGCAATGTGGCTTGAACTTGCCACCAGCAACAAGAACGATGTATCTGACAAGATCGGCGCAATCATAACGTTATTAAATGGTGTTCCAGAAGTGATGATCGCAGCTAATAGTAAGCTAGCCGATTACGATTATGAGAAATATAAGGGCGGCAAAAATGAATAATTTATCTATGCCCGCCTTGTGTAACATTAACGCGCCAATTAGTAAGTATAACAAAGAATTTAACCTGAACCTATTTACTCCAGTTGAGCAAAACAGATTTATGGTGGTAATGCCCGACGACACGATGACAGGTGAAATCGAGTGTCGCGATAAGGTCATTATAGATACAACACCAATGCGTTATTTAGAAGATGGAATTTTTGCTTTCTTTCTTGATGGTATTTTCATGATTAAGCGGCTCCAATTCATCCGTAATAATGTTTGGGTTCTACCGTCTAATCAGTTCTATCAAAGTTTCGAGATTGCAAGTGATAGTCTCATCGAACTTATGATTATAGGGCGCGTTATTTACAGTCAAGAAATAAGGACTCACTAACAAACCAAACCTTATTAATTAAGTAATCGTAAAACAAAATATTAACTATGGCCTTCGGGTTAGGACTCCCCACACCTAAAGGCTGAAAAATAGGGTAATTCAAACATGAGTAATCTTGAATTAATTGGCAGATATCGCAACCGACTGGTAGCCGCAAAGCTGGATTCATTGCAGCGGGCAACGGGCAGCACCTGCGTAATTAAAAAAACAGCCAAGGGAAAAATCACCTCAATTCAATTAACTACTGAAGCATTAACCCGCGCACTGGAGCAATTCGAATTAGTGGCAATTGAGGGGCAAGGGAAAGCTGCGGCAAATACCAGCGTTCTGGCCCTCTATCAATCCTGCCTAAAGAAAATGGGCGCTATGTCCTCGATGGGGCATGCATTTATGGACGACCTGATAGAGCAATCCATTGGCGCATCTGACGAACCAGCCACCAGCGCGGTGAAATCATGACGCTATCAGGCAACCGCATACCGCTCCGGATCTACATCGGGGCCACTCAGATTTTAAACCGGTACCGCCGTGGAGCCGTTCGTCCTCGCCGCACCTATCAACATGGCTATCTGTCTTTACGCATCACCTACCGCTGGCGGTTGCTATCAAAAGACGGTGGGCAGCACTGGGAGGCTATGAGCCACCAGCGATACAACAAAGAATTGGGGGTGTAACTGATGAGCACTGAACTGAATCCAGAATCGACGCCTGACGGCATTAAAACGGGAAACCGTGTCACTGGGTACTCCGCTGCAATCCGTCAGCTTGATAGCGGGTATTACGACAAAAAAACATCCGAAGGCTTGAGGGCTTTAGCCTGCATTCAAGACGCGAAAGTTAACGGCTGGCTGAGTTTGAGCATTGAGAAAGAGGTTGTTATCTGGCGATGGCTCGTCGTGACCGTTTTCATCAATGAGGAACGGGAAAAAAACGGCACGGCTGAAATCCAGAACGACGAAGGCGGAGCTGATCTTGCTGTTATCTACATCGGAAAGAATGGCGGCATAAGCATTTACCCCGCACCCCTGCGCCTTTCTCTGGCAAATCACGTCGAGGGATGCGCTATCGAGAAATACGGAACTCAGGCAGGTATGGCGCTGGCTCTAAGGATGTATCAGGACATGGTGGTGGTATGCCCAGAGCAAGGTTTCAGGTTATCGGCAATGGGCCGCGAAGGTCTGGAAATGTTGCACGATGATTTTATCGAGATGATCAAAACCGAAGGCATCCCAGATATGCCAGTGGTTCACTGAGGAAAGGTAATGAACAAAAAAACTGAACTGGCACTCATTGAGGCCAAAGACCTGCAAATTATCGAATATCGCGGTCAGCGTGTAGCAACCACTGAGCAACTGGCGGCTGGGTATGGCACAACGGTGATCCGTATTCAGCAAAACCACCACGAAAATAAATCCCGTTTTGTTGAGGGTAAGCACTTCTTCAAAGTGGTTGGTACTGAACTCAACAATTTGCGACTAGTTTTAAGCGAACTGCAAATCTCACCAAAAACTCGTTCACTTATGCTCTGGACTGAGCGCGGTGCTGCCAATCACGCGAAGATGTTAGAAACGGATCAGGCGTGGGAATACTACAACGACCTCACCGAGTTTTACTTTACTCGACGTAATGCTTTGCCTGCAACAGTAGATCAATCTTCCGTTGGTCGTAAGCAATTAGCACTGATGGTATTGGAGGCTGAGGAAAAAATAGAAGCCCTGGGACTGCACAACCAAGAGCTGGCTATTGCCGTCGATAGTCTGGAAAAGCACTTTGCCAAGGGCATGACAATTCCCTCGTTCTGCAAATGCCTGAATGGTGTGAATACCAGCAAAGTTATGTGGTGGGCATTCGAACGTGATTGGATTTTCAACGAACAGCGCGATCCAGAGAAAGACCCTCGCTGGCGAGTAGCCTCTTATGCTCGTGACAAATATCTCACCGAAGAAGAAACCGAGATCAAGCCACACGGTAAAGAACCTTTCCGTAAAAAGACTCCTGTGCTGCTTGAAAAGGGCTGTCACCGAATTTATGCGCTCTATCTGAAAGGTGAATTGCCAATGAAGCAGACATGGAACGGCGATTTTAGTCATGACAAAGCGGTTTATACCCCGGAGGCAAAATAATGTTTATTCCAACCGATATTCTTCGCGCTGCCCTGCTCTGTGTCGCTGGAGAGAAAGAAACCCGCGAATATCTGAAGGGGGTGTACATCACCCCAACCCATATCAAGGCTACTGATGGCCGTGCGCTGGTGATGATGGAGCATGGCTGTAACGTCGGCAACGATATTGATGGTGTGTTTATCTTTGATGGTGACATTCCTGACGAAGCCGCCGAGGCCGAAATGACTGCGATTATCGCTGACGGCAGTAACTGGTATGCAGTCCATTATGATGAAAACGAGAAGCCAATTTGTTCAAACATGCTGGAACTACTCGATTGCCAATATCCCGATTTCAACAAGGTGTTACCGCCAGAACCTGAGCCATGCGACGAACCCCCTATGTTCAACGCTAAACTTCTGGCATTGCCTTACCTGATGTTCCGTCACGGCTTTGGCCCTGTGAAATTTAAGCCTTACGGGAAAGGAGCGCCGTGTCAGTTGCTACTCGACCCAGCCACTAATCACCTGTACGGAAACCCCTTTCTGGTGATTATGCCGCTGCATGATAACGCCTTTGAACTTTGCCAAGAGGTGCTGAATGAAAAAGGTATTTGAGCTGATTATGTGGACGTTGTTCTTTTCTACCCTCGGCGGTATTGGTCTTATTTCTGGCTTCGTTGTGTGGCTGGGCATGGTGATTTGGTTGCGGGAGGTGTTGGCATGAAATTCGATTATCAAGATTTTGGCGCGGTGGCCAGTATCACAATCACCAGCACGATATTTGAGTTCCGCAAACATAACCGTGTGGTTGATACGACTCTGCTTCTGGCAGATGTCAGCCCACACAGAACGGGCGCATTCTTTATGAAAACCGTGCTTTCCGGTCGCTCTGTGGAGGTGCTCAGGGCTTACAAAGTTGTTGTTCGGGAGGCTACGCGATGAAGATTATCACTAAAAACTTCCGTTTGAATGCGCTGGCTAATCAGTATTCGGCGGCAATTTATGACCATGTGAAGCAGCAGAACGGCGGTGATTTCTTCATGGTGGATGCTGGTGAGTTCCCCCTTCGCATTGACATTGTAGGTGGTGTGTCCGGCGTCCGTGGACTGGTTGATGCCTACTATCTGGAAGCTTTAAAACTGCATTTATTGCAGTGGGAAAAAATAGCAATTGAGATGCTGACAAAGTGTCTGGAGGGTAACAACCTGACGCAGACCGGTCGTGAGATATGGGAGAGCATGGGGGCCGATATAGGTTCTACCGTGGCTGGAGGTGCGCAATGAACGATAGCTTTTTCCAACTGGCAAGCATCATCAAAGCCGCTGGCAGTGATCCAGGTGATATCACAACCGCTATCTGGGCCGCCCACTATCGGAAGCCAGAGCGCAGCGCTGATGAAATTACTGATTTGACAATGAATATCATCGGTAACCACTGCATGGATTTTCTACCTACCGATGTCTGGCCGGAAACACTAGACGGGGTGTTTCAATTTGAACTTGGTGTGTTGGTTGACGAATTCTATTCGGTAAACCCACTTCCGGGCAAAATCGCTAAAGCAGTATTGGCAGCCGGTTACCGTCTGAATGAAAGCATTGCAGCACAGGAAGCTACCGAAAGAGATATAGCGGTCGATGAAATGCACGTCATGTATGTCAATGCGCCTGATACCACCAGCGTTCGACAGTACCTTGAAATGCTATATGACGCCGGATATCGCAAGGGGGTTACCAATGGGTAAATCGGAGCTAACACTAAGCCTCTTCGTGATTTTTTGTTTCGTTTTTCTTGCCTTTTGCTTTCTCATGATCGGCAGGAATGAGTGGGTGTTCAAGGCCAGAATGGAGGTATTACACGAGCGGGGGCATGAGGTTTATAGCGCACTACCAAGCTATGAAACCATGCTCTACAGGTTCTGGGTTTGGGATGTGAATAAGTTCCTGCCAAAGGAGTATCGCAAGGAGTCTACCAATGGGTAAGCAAGCCGATATCCATGATACCCAAGTGCGGGCCACTGTGATTGTTGACGATGGTTGTGATTGGACGAAATACCTTAACTGGTTAGCCAAAGCAAAATACCGCATCCGAAACGGGATAAATGAAGCACCACCAGCCCGGCCAAAGGTAGCACCGGTAAGTTTTAAGTCGGTTAAGAAGCCCCGTAAAAAGGGCCACCGAGTGGTTCAACAAGCGATAGGGGCGGTGTGACATGAGCGAATTAACTTTGAGACAGCGGGAAGTTCTGGATTTGATTAAGGCATACATCAACACCCACGGCATGGCCCCGACAATGACTGAAATTGCTGACGGAATGGGGTTTAAATCTCCAAACGCTGCCAGCGTCCATATTGCCGCGCTGAAGAAGAAAGGGGCTATCAATGTAAGGCGTGGAGCCTCTCGCGGCATAACGCTCACTGACCCAACAAAAAAGACCGAAATGGTGCCGGTAATGCTCCCGCCCATGATAGATATCGAAGGGCTTGAGGGTGAGGATCTAAACGCCGCGAACCATTTCAACGCTGCCATTGCTATGTGCTCTATAGCAATCCGGAAAGCGGGCTATCCGTCTGAGTGTTCACCAATGTTTTACCCTACAGATAAGCAAGGCGGCTAATTATGATCACATGTGAATTATTGACAATTGAACGGGTAGAAAAGGCTGTAGGGTATGACCGCACAACCATCTACCTGCGCATCAAAGAAGGGACATTCCCAAAACCAGTTAAAGACGGGCGCAACTCTCGTTGGCCGTCAACGGTGATTCAGGAATGGATTGATAACCTTATTGTGGAGAATCAGAAGCAAGTAGGCCAGTAACCCAATGGCCCCACTCTTCCATTAACTGCCGTCTCTCTGGCATGTACTCGGCGTGATTGTATGCGGCTGACACACGGTTTTTTTCAACGTGTGCTAGCTGCCGCTCGATAACTTCATGCCGATATCCCATTTCATGCAACCTGGTTGAAGCTGTAGCGCGGAAATCGTGAGTTGTTATCACCGTACGAGCGTATCCCAACTGCACAATAGCCCTATTTAAAGTGGATGCTCCCATGTAAGTGTTGTTTAGTCTGGTATTGGGGAATAACCAACGCCTATTACCCGTAATTTTCTTCAATTCATTTAGCAGGGATATTACTGGGGCAGACAATGGCACTCTATGCATTCGCCCCATTTTCATTAGTTCCGGGGGAATAACCCATTCCGCATTATCAAAATCAATATGTGACCATTCAGCCGAACGTAATTCAGCTTGTCTAACAAATACTAGCGGCAAGATTCTTAGCGCTATAATAGTCGCTTGGTTACCGGTGGAGCTATCAAGACGCAAATAATAATCACGTAACTCATCACCAGTGAGCGGTCTAGAATGTTCGGTTTTAGGGACTATAATAGCCCCCCTTAATGCCGCGGCCGGATCGGAGTCTGCGCGTAATGTCGCTACGCCATAGCAAAAAACAGCAGAGCACCACTGCCGTACTTTAACCGCTACGGATTTAGCGCCCCGACTCTCAAGGTCTCTAATTATTTTTAATATATGAGAGGCGTTAATTTCCCGCATAGGCATAGCGCCAATAGCGGGGAAAATATCGTTATACATAAAACCAGTGATCTGATTTTTTGAATTTTTGGCCCAATGCTCCCCTTTTTTATCCAACCATTCTTTTGCCACTATTTCGAATGTATTGGCGTTCTCAGCTTTTGCGATATCCCGCTCAACTGCTTTGGCTTCCTTGGGGGCGATGCCGTTTTTTACCTGCTCCCTAGCCCACTCACGCAATCGACGAGCTTCGGCCAACGATACGGCAGGGTAACTCCCGATAGTGTAGCGTCCGTCCTTTGTAGGCGTGATCCAGTAGCGATAACGCCACGTCTTTACACCAGAGGGGCGCACATCCAAGTACAGGCCGTTACCATCCTGCAATTGATAGGCTTTTTCTTGAGGTTTAGCATTGCGGGCTTTGGTATCAGTTAACTTCAT